CCTGCCGAAATGCCGGCCACGGCCATGGCGTCAGACGTGCCGAGCAGGCGGTCCCGCTGCTCCTGGAGCCTGGCGTTGTAGGTCGTGAAGACGTCCGGGTCGATCCCTCGCCCCCTGGCAGCATTCAGGCGCGCCTGGAGGCTGTCGAGCTTCTCCAGCTCGCGAGTGACCGGGTCGATGGCCGCGAGCAGTTTTCCCAGCTCGGCCTGCTGCCGGTCGAACTCGGCGGTGGCCTTCGCCGCTGCCTCGGCCGCTCGTTGCTCGGCTGCAACCTGCTGTTCGCGGGCGCGCTCGGCGTTGTGGTAGGCATTCATCGACGCCGATTGCGCACGGGCGCTTTCCTGCCAGCCGCTGGTGGCTGCCCGCGTGGCGGTGTTCATCCGATCCGAACTTTCCGCCAGCGCGTCCAGCGCTTCCCGCTGTTGCAGGGAGGCGGCGACCATCGCCTTGATCCGAGCCGCCTGCTGGTCGGCCGTCTCTCCCAAACCGGACAGCTCCCGGCCAGCCTGGCTGGCATGGTCGCCAGCGGCTTGGATCGAGTCGGACAGTTCCTCGACCTGGTCCGCACCCTGCTGAAGGTCAGCGCGGATGCGCAGGGCTAATACAAGGTCTTGGTCGGCCACGTTCAATTACTCATGAGCTGATCATAGGCGGCAATCGCTACAGAGCCCCCGGCGAAGCCATGGTTGACCGCCATCAGCTCGCGGGCTTGCTGGCGGCCCTTTTCTGCCTCGGCTTCGCGGAAGAACAGCATTAGCTGTCGCTCGGTGTAGCGGCCGAGCTGGTCGCGCTGGTGTCCTGCTGCGACGAGGCAGGCGAAGACTCGACCCCACGTTGTTGGAGGGCTTGAGCCACTACTATCGGGCGCCACAGGCGGCGGACGAAAAAACCCTGGTTGGCTGCCCACCAGACCAGCATCAGGGACTCACCGTCGCTTGGACGGAGCGAACGGACCCAGTCATCCGCCTTGCCACAGCTCACGGCAATCAACGGCAGAACGAGTTTCCAATGCTCCGTCAGCACGTCCAGCGCAATGGTCGCGCCCTCGACTCCTTCGAGGTGTTCACGCGGCACCTGAAGGAACGCCTCGGCAATGGCCTTGAGGGCCGCGTGGTGGGTGAGCTGCTCTTCGAAGGTCAGCTCGCGGACAACCAGGTTCTCCCCCCCGACCGTCAAACGGCGGTCGGGGAACAGAACTTCCAGGCTGTCATCGGCGGGGGTGTCGTTCGGCTTCTTCATGACTCACCCCAGCTGAATAATGCGACCGAAGCGGCCCAGGTCGCCGGTATCCGGCTTGCTGGTGTCCAGCAGGATTCCGCCGCTGATCTGCATACCGGCGACGGTGTTGCCGTCGCTGATCAATGCCAGTTCCTGGAGCGGATCGGTCGCGACCTTGTACAGCTCGACGATGACCGGCGCGCCGCCTTCGGCCAGGTTGATACCCTTGTAGCGCAGGGCGACGGTCGGCTGCGGCGCGGTGAACATGCCCACCTGTTTGGTGGCGGCGTACTCATAGGCCGCTTTGAACGGCTGGGTCGGGGCCGGCGTCGGCAGACCCAGCAGTTGGACCTCGCCGTAGGCGCCATCGGCTCGCAGGGCGTAATACTGCGGGTCGAGGGGCGCCGGACTGCTCGCGCTGTCGGTGATGACCAGTTCGCTGACGCCGAAATTGGCCAAGCGGATCACATCACCAGCCACCAGGTCGGCGGGAAGTGCCTCCCCCGTCACGGAGCCCGCGCCCTTGGCCACGACCTTGCCGTAAAGCGTCAGCGCCAGGTTGTCCGGGCCGATGCTGTGCAGGGTGATGTTGACGGTGGCGGTCTTGCCGATGGGGAAGCTTCGGACCAGGGCTTTCTGGCCGCTGTAGCTTTCCTTGTGCTCGACCTTCTCGACTGCGAGCTGGATGCTCATGGCCGAGACATCCTGAATCCAGCGCCATTTGCCGAGGACGCCGTTGACGATAGGCGCGGCGTCAATCTCACCTTGCCCGTAGAAATACGTTTCCTGTGCCATGTGAGGCCTCCGTAGGAATCAGATGTTGCGCGTTACTTGTCGCGTTTCTCGTCGGCCTTGGGCTCGGCGGGAATCTTGGTGATCAGTTGGCGGCGCAGCAGGAACTCGGCTTCGGCGCGACTGACGTCGATCTCGTCGCCCTGCGACACCGGCTTGCCGGCATGGGTGTGATTGGGTTTCTCGGCGGTGATGGTGACTTTTACGGTTTCCATGACTTGAGCCTCGGGAAGACAAAGTTGGCGGTGAATACCAGCGGGTAATAGAAGAACCCGTTGCTGTAGCTGACTGGCGAAACCTGAGCGCTGCGGGCCAGCGGGGCGACGCTCTGATCAGGAACCCAGCCGGTCAGTGCCATGAGCAGCCGGCCGAGCAGCGGGCCGGCTTCGCGCCGGGCGCCCTGGCCGTCGCCCTGGGCGTCGGCGTAGTACAACGCCAGCACGGCCGCCCAGTGCTGGGTCACCGTCTGAATCGCCCGGCTACCGCCCTGGTGCGACGCTCCGGTGCCGATCCCGTCGCCCAGGTAGATGACATAGACGCAGGGCGAGCCCTGGGGCTGTTCGTCGAGGGTGGCCAGATCGGGGATGCCCGAAACATCCTGGAGGCCGGGCACCTCGGCGCGGATGCGCTCGACCAGGAGCGTCTCCAGGAACAGGTAATCGAACGGCTCGGCAGTGCTCACCAGGTGCCCCCGAAATCGTTGCGTTGCGAACTGATTTGAACGGTGTTGGCAATGGGCGCCGGGGTGCCGGAGCTGGTCAGGGCCAGGCTGAGCTTCCCGGAGGAAATACCGCTCAGCAGCTTCCGCTTGCGTTCGGCATCCAGGATCGCGGGGTGGTCGTCCTTGACCTGGGTGTGCAGGTTGGCAAATGCCAGCACGCACGCTACGCGCTTCAGCACCACAGGCACCTGGGCCAGCGGCAGCTGGTAGCGGGCGTGCAGGTGGAGATCGATCTCCGCGTCCGCATCGGCGATAGCCTGGGCCACGACCGCCGGGTCGATGGTCGTGGCGGGTTTATTGACGCGGTCGCTCAGCTGGCGGATGGACGCCTCGCCGTACTGCTCGACCAGGTCGGCCTGGGTGCAATAGCTCACTGTTGCGGCTCCTGGTGCTCCAGGACGTCGATGGCGCTATGGCACTCGGCAGCGACCCGGCGATCCAGCTCGGCCTGGGCGAGGTCGCCCTGGGCTTCGATGATCGGAGCGTTGTGCTCGGCGTTCTGCGCGGCGATGGTCAGTTGACTGATGGCCAGGGTGTGGTCGCTCATGTCGAACTCCTGATGAATAGGTGGCCATCCGTGGCCAGGGGCGGTCCCTCTGCTGGGGTGGGTTATTCCTGGGTGTCGTTGTCCGACGCGGGCGGCTCACCCTCGCCGCCGACGTCGTCCGGCAGGAACTCGCAGGACTCGACGCGCAGCTGGGGCTCGTCCTTGATGGCCTTGAGCTGCGCCTCAGTCAGGGCGGACAGGGCGATTCCGATTCCTTCGCTGGTGAACGCGAAGCCAGCACGCCGGAAGGTCGGCGGATAGCTGCGCACGAAGATGCCCTCGACGCTCTGCTGGGTTTCATCGCCCGCCGCCTGGCGGGCCTGCCTGGTGGTCGGCTTGGCGGTAGTTGCGGCTTTGCGTGCCATGACCTGCCCCCTTATGCGCCAGTGCCGGTGGAGCCGTAGGCCAGCTGCCAGAAGCCGTAACCGGCAGCAGCGCGGGCTTCGGCGCCGAACTTCAGCTTGCGCAGGTTGAAGACGTCATCCGAATCCAGGTTGACCTGGGAAACGAATACCGGCTTCTTCCTGGGCTGGTAGATGAACGGTTTTACCGGCTTGGTGGTGTCCAGCAGGAACCAGGCGGTGTCGGACTCGATACGCCCGTCCACTACCAACTCAGCAGTGCCGACGTAGGGGTTCGGGGTGTTGTCCGCGAGCTTCGGGTTGGTGAGCAGCATCTTCGCCACGTCTTCCAGCGCCGGGCCGACCAGGAGCACGTTGGGGGAGACGTTGAGGGAACGCCCTTCCTCGTCCTTGAACGTCTTCATCGCAGTGCGAGCAGCGCCATAACCTGCCTTCGCTGCCGCCTGGCTGGCGTTGGAAAGCGGAGCGGTGCCCTTGTTGCTCACCGAGGCATCACCGACAGGGTGGTCCGTGTCGATGAAATACTGGCCGTCGAAACAGGGCTTGGTGAAGGCACCGTTGACCGCTTCGTAGACCAGTTCGTCCGGGAGCTGCGCCGCCGAGAAGCCGGCCATCTGCGCCTGAGGCGAGTAGATGCCGAGCTGGTCGTCCTCGATGTCGTTGCGGTCCACCTCGACGGTGGCCTCGAAGTCTTCGTTCTCGACAACGTATTTGTAGGCCTTCAGGTTTTTGACCACCTTTGCGCCGATCCAGCGGCGCATCTTCGGAAAGGCGCTCAGCCACTTGTAATCGTTGCTGCCGGTGTTACTCGGCACTTCCATGGCGATCTTCTGCCAGGTGGTGGGGGCTGCCCCGAAGGCGTTGTTGAAGATGGTTTTGATCGCGACGAATGCCGCGCTGAGACTCTGCTTATTGATCAGCATGTGTCCGGTTCTCCGTTGGTGAGCCTGTTATTCCACCCACACGCCGTCCGGTTCGACGCCGATGATGCGGCCGGCCGGGGAGCGGGTTTCGGTGCCGTCCGTGGCGGCGACGGTCTGGTCGTCCACGATGTAGGCGGGTTTCATCAGGTGCGCCTGGGTGACGCTGCCGTCGTTCGCCCACTTGAAGGCGTTCAGGCGGCGCACACGGACGACCTTGGCGCCATCCGCGCCATTGCGGTTGTCCACGTATTCCTCAGCGCGGCCCAGGTAGGTCAGGCCGGTGGCGGTGCTGCCGCCCACGGCGAACCCGGTAGCGTTCG